AACAGGCACACGAGACAGGCGTATGGAACACCAAACCATCTGCTCTATGTCCTTGGTGTCCTGTAACAACGTGTGAACATCATCCAAAACATTAGGAGCTATCATGGCAACGAGAGACTACAAGAAAGAATACAAACAAGATTTAAAAACGGGCAAGTCAGGGCCCGACTCAGATCAGCATGAACGCCAACGCGCACGCAGAATGTACGACAAGTTAGGCGTAGATAGAACAGGTAAAGACATTGATCACATAAAGCCATTGAGAAAGGGTGGCAAGTCAACCAAAGGCAACCTAAGACTTAGAGCCAAGAGCGCCAATCAAAGCGACAATAAATAAACAAAGGTGAGTAAATGCAAATCGTTGAAGACAAAGCGCTGGTGTTTCGTACGCGGAACCCAGCCAAATACAGCATCATTCCTAAACACAAAATACTAGGCGAGTACGATGATGGCTATGAGGTAGCGGTCTACTGGGGCTTGGATGAGGTGCGCGTTCTTAAAAACCTTGGGGTCAAGAATGTGCCTTCACCAATCACGAAGCGTTACACATGGCCAGGGCGATTCACACCCATGCATCATCAGATCGAGACAGCATCATTCCTTACCTTGCATAAGAAAGCATTCGTGTTCTCTGAGCCTGGCACAGGCAAGACGCTATCCGCATTGTGGGCGGCTGACTATTTGATGAACCGAGGCGATGTCAGGCGGTGCTTGATACTGTGCCCCTTGTCCATCATGCAGTCTGCGTGGCTCTCGGACTTGAACAACAGCATCATCCACAGGTCAGCCATAGTCGCCCACCACGCGCAAGCTACCCGAAGGATTGAGATGATCCAACAAAACTACCAGTTCGTGATCACAAACTATGACGGGCTCAACCTCATTGCCAACGAGATCAATAACGATGGGCGCTTTGATCTGATCATTGTCGATGAAGCCAACGCCTACAAGACAGTCACGACCAAGCGATGGAAGTCCCTCAAGTCCATCATCAAGCCCGACACACATCTGTGGATGATGACGGGAACGCCTGCGTCTCAGTCGCCTGTGGATGCGTACGGCTTGGCCAAGCTTGTCAATCCAACGGGTGTCCCTATGTTTTTTACTGGGTGGCGCGACAAAGTCATGAACAAAATGACCATGTACAAATGGTCTCCAAAGCCTGACGCAAAAGCAATGGTGCATGAAGCCCTGCAACCTGCCATCAGGTTCACCAAAGCGCAGTGCTTGGATTTACCGCCAGTGCTCACCCTGACTCGGGAAGTACCCCTCACCCCACAACAAGCCAAGTACTACAACTTGCTCAAGGACAAGATGCTCGTGCAAGCATCGGGCGAAACCATCAGCGCAGTCAATGCGGCTGCAGCCGTCAGTAAGCTCTTGCAAATCAGTTGCGGTGCAGCATACACCGATGACCGAGAAGTCGTTGAGTTTGACTCAGCCCCACGCCTTGGTGTGCTAGAAGAAATACTTGAGGAAACTGATCGGAAAGTAATTATTTTTGCACTTTTTAAATCCACGATTGATACGATTCACACGCACTTAAACAAGCGCGGTATCAACACGGAATTCATCAATGGCACAGTGACGCCACCCAAACGCGCAGACATTATCAGGAGATTCCAGAATGAGGAAAACCCTAGGGTCTTAGTGATGCAACCGCAAGCAACAGCGCATGGAATCACCTTGACAAGAGCCGACACCGTGATATTCTACGGCCCCCTGATGAGCGTAGAACAGTACACACAGGCCATTGCAAGGGCAGACCGCAAGGGGCAAGACTCGGACAAGGTGACAGTCATCCACATCCAAGGCTCGCCCATTGAGAAAAAGATGTTCACAGCACTAGAAAATAAGGTGAGCGACAACTTACTTATTACCGAAATGTTTGAGAACGAAATAAATATTAACAAGGAGGTTGCAATGGCTTAAAACTGTTATACAATGTCTAACGCTAGACAACAAAACAAAAGTAAATTAAACAAAGGAAAGTAAATGGAACAGACAACTGACGAGGTAATCCCTCTCGCACAATTGGCTAAGATATACCGCAAGATCAAACTGCGGATGGAAGAACTCACCAAAGAGTACGATACTCAGACTGAGCTTCTCAAGGAAGAACTTGAGGCTGTCAAGTTTGAGATCAAGGATCAGATGAAGGCGCAGGGCGCCACGTCGATCAAAACCGAGTTTGGCACAATCAGCCTTGTGACCAAGACACGCTACAACACGCAGGACTGGGACTCATTCAAGCGATTTATCGTGGAGCATGATGTCGTGGACTTGCTTGAGAAGCGTATCGCACAGGCTAATATGGCTAAATTTCTAGAGGAAAATCCTTCTCTAGTTCCCCCAGGGCTCAACTCTTCTTCAGAGTATGAGATTCGCGTCGTTAAACCAACTAAGTAACAACCATGTCAAACCTATCCGTATTTAATCCATCAAACGTACCCACATTCGCACAAGGTGGCGAGCTATCCGACACAGCCAAAGCCCTCATGGGTGGCACAATCAACACGAGCAGACGCATCTCCATCAAGGGTGGCGTGTTCCGCATCGTGGCAGGTGGCAAAGAGATCGCATCTATTGATGATCGCAGTCTTGATGTCATCGTGGTCAAAGCTGCCCCCAAGGTCAGCCGTATCTTCTACGCCAAGTCCTATGATGGCGACAACATCACAGGGCCAGACTGCTGGTCTAACGATGGTGAGATGCCTGACGCTTCCATCAAAGCGCCACAAGCACAGACTTGCATGAGTTGTAAGCAAAACGTAGCGGGATCAGGGCAGGGTAATAGCCGTGCTTGCCGTTATCAGCAACGCTTGGCAGTGATGCTTGCGGACAATCCTGATGATGTGTTGCAACTCACATTGCCTGCTACATCCATCTTTGGTAAGGAAGAAGGCGACAAGCGCCCATTGCAAGCATACGTTAAGCACCTCGCCCTAGCATCACCTCCTGTGGACATCGAGAAGATCGTGACGCAAATGAAGTTCGATACTAAGGCTGAAGCGCCCAAGTTACTCTTTGCACCTGTGCGTTGGCTCACCAATGTCGAGTACGAGTTAGCTAAAGCCAAGGCTCAAACGCAAGAAGCACTCGATGCTGTGCGCATGACGGTGGCTCAAGTTGATGGAGTTAAACCACAAGCCCCCGCACTTGCAGGCTCACCGCCCGTAGATGTTGTGGCTAAGAAACCCAAGGTAGCGCCCATAGCCGAGGCCGATGAGGAGCCTGAAGTTCGCAAGGAAGCATCCAAGCCTACTGCAGTGCCTGCCAAGAAAAGCAAACTTGCTGACATCGTGTCCGACTGGGATGATGAATAATTAAGTTTAGGGGGAAAGCTGGAGGGATACAGCGAGTACCCCGCCTAAACAAATGCCATACTCAGACAAAATCGTAGACCTTGTGGCTCGATCTCCTAAGACTCTAGGTAGTACTCTTGGGCGATGGGCTATTCATTTGAATTTTCCCGTGACGAAAATCGCTTACGCACTTGGCGTTACCCGACAAACAGTTTACAACTGGTTTGAGGGTAAGGATGTGTTTGTCGCTTATCAGAATCGGGTTGAACTTTTAACAAAAATTATGTCTAGCTCAAAAACAGCAGACGAAGCATGGAGAAGAATATGTCAGGAATACAACCTAGAACCCTAACCAATGACGAGTTGATTCGGTTCAGTGAAACTTATGTGTACCGCCCCGAGGGTATGCCCATAGACTACCAAAAAGAATTGCTCAAACGCTTTATGCAAGCCGATGTGCAAGACGCGCGTCCTTACCCACAAAACGGCCAACTCGATCTCTTTAAATAAACCCGAAGGAAATGAATGGAACCGCTAGATTTTATGGCGGCGGTTCTACCGCCACCAGGTAACGGACGCTATTGCGTGGTAGAACTCACCAAGAAAAAGGAACACGTTTATGTTGATACTTTACAAGAAGCCGAAGCGAAGATAAACCTCTGGAAGCAAAAGAACTACGATGTTTATTTTGCGCTTGGCACGTTTGGTGATGAGTTGAATGACAAGCAAACCAACTACTCACGAACTTCCACCAACGTGCAGATGGTCAGGTGCATTGCTGTGGATGTGGACTGCAACCATCCTAAAGATATACCTGATGAGAATGGATTTATTAAACCGAAGGCGTACGCATCAGCCAAGTTGGCTGTTCAAGCGATCATAGATTTTTCCAATGAGATTGGGCTGAGTGATTTAGGTCAGCCGTGGTTGGTTGCATCGGGCGGTGGAGTACACGCATACTGGCCTTTCCATGAGGCCGTAGACAAAAATGAGTGGTTGCCTGTAGCTGAAGGATTCAAGCGCTTGTGCTTTCAAAAGAAGCTGGCGATTGATCCAACAATTACAAGCGATGCTTCTAGAGTCTTGCGCGTACCCGCCACCATCAACACAGGGGTCAAAGCAAACAAGCAAGTCAGAGAAGTCACCAACGTTCGATTCATGAATGAAGGCGACTTGTTTAACTTTGAGGACTTGAAGGCCATAATAACCAAGCATCTTGTGGGGACAATGTATGAAAACGTGTTGTCTCAAGCAGTGCCAACGCATTCCATAGCATTGCAAGGAACTCCACCAACATCTACTAGCGCCACGACTGTAAAACTTTTTGAGAATTCTGTAACCAAGTTTGGTAAGATTATTAAAATCACAGCGCAAGGCGGAGGGTGCGGTCAGCTTGAGCACTACATCAACAACGCTAGTGAAGATGGTATGGAGCCATTGTGGCGTGGATTGTTGTCT